TCGGTTATTGAAGAAACAGAGCTAGAAACAACAGACGCCGATACTGGTGAGCCAAAGTTCGCTCACTACGCTGACTCGATTTCAGTTACAGAGGGTTACGTAACAGGCAGACCTGTTTTATCGTTGTGCGGAATACTTTTTGTGCCTACTAGGGACCCGCTTAAGTTTCCCGTTTGTCCGACCTGCAAAGAAATAGTGGACGCACTACTTATAGAAGAAGATTAAGCTCCAATATATTCATGACTATATGACCAGCGGTTGTGGTTCATGTCCCAGCGGAGCTTATGGGCGTTATTTACTCCGTCTTTCCTAATCATGTGATTCTTAGAGGTCGGCTTCCACAGAGGCGAGCTGTCTCTGTACTCGCCTAAACGCGGGTGAGAAGTTTTAGAAAAGTATCTCTTACCTTGGTCTAAATAGTGCTGAGCAACTGCCTCGGATATTTTTGGCCCGAAACCGAAACCTTGGTAGTCAGGATGGACAACTAGCCTGTGCTCTCTCCAAGCATTCTTTACTGTTCCAGAGGGGTAAGTCATAGCTGAAGCAAACCCGACTATCTGCCCTTCCCAGACTGCCAAGTAGCTGTGTGATGCCTTGTTGAGCTGTTCGGAGAGGTAGTGGTGTGGAGCGAAGTAGCTCCAAACGCTGTTTTCGGCAGGATATATTGTGACATCCAGTTGGGGTCGATGAAGCCACCTCCCTGTACTCCATTCGCCCTTATCTGTATCGATAACCCAGTCTGGTTCTAGAAACTCAATGATGTCTCTGTGCACTGTAGCTAGTACAACTCTTTTTACGTTGTTTCTTTTTATGTACTTTGACATTGAGGTTGACGCTGCTTTAGCCACATTTCTATCTATGACAGACGTGAATTCATCTATTACAGCACCGTCTTTGAGAGAGCGAGCCAAATCCGCTCTAAACTTTTCTCCGTTTGACAGAACATGGTAGGGCTTTACCCATGTAGGCACGCTCATTAGCCCTGCCGCTGAAAACTTTTCATTTGCCTCTACAGGCGACTGGAAATGGGAAGCAATTGACTTACTTGGGTCCCAAGTGTGTGCCTCGGGCTTTCCAAACTCTTCAAGTAGGGTTGACTTTCCTGTTCCAGACGCCCCTACGATTACCCCTAAACCAAAATCATCGGGCAACGTATCTGGGACAAGATAAGGATAAAAGGCCTCTGTGCCATCAGAGCTGTAATCAAATGGCTCGATTAGGGCTCGAGTTATGTCATCTAGCTCTACAGTGGCCTTCTTGGGCACTGAAGACTTTTCTAGCTTGGCTTCTCTCATACTATAAAAAGGTCTTCCTTCTTCGGAGAATGTAAATCTTCTACTTTAATGTTCCACTGGTCCTTATGGGACGTGAATCCATTTGACCAATCATACGTCCCTTTAGGTATAAATTCAGCTCTCTCTAAAAATTCATCTTTGCTTATCATCCCTAGATAGTAAGCACTCTGTCCACTAAATCTAGACATCGAAGTCGACTTAGGGTCTTCAGAAGTCACAGATACAAAAGAGTAGTAATCAACAGCTTGATGGTTTATTAGGTAATCAGAGACTGTGCAGTCCCAGTCGTAGCTCGGCCATGCTTCTTTTCGTTCTTTAGTTTTTACATCTAATTTTTTCTCTGAATCAAGTAACAGTCTTAAATCGTGCGTGGTTGTTACAGCTGAATCGTCCACGTACTTAATATCTAAAGAAAGAAGATATGCCATAAAAATTAGCTCCCCGATAGCTCCTACTTGAAGAGCGCCAAGCCCTCTCATTGAATGAGAGTTTAGGTAGTCTTTTCCAGCGGACTTAGCTCTTTCGTCTGCAGCTTGCAGCAGCTCGTCTGTCAGCCTCACCTGCAAAACTTTTGGGTGAAAGGGATGGGAGCTTGTTCTCATATTAGAAATTGTACAACACTGATAAAATTTTTTCCAGTAAAAGGAGAACAAGTTTTGGATTTAAAAATACACAGGCTCAGAGGTGGGGTTTTGTATATTGAGAATGCCTTCCCTCAACATAAAGAGTTTATAGAAAAAATAGAAACGCTCGATAACGACGCAGTAGCCCAAAGTGTTATCTCGCCGTGGACGTCTTGGGTTGACGGCTACCCAGTTAGGGTGGAGCATGAAGACGGAACTATTGGTTGGGATTTTGCTCTTCTTGACCCCCGTGAAGGTGACCGAGGGCACGTAAAGTTTACCGACTGGGATTTAACAATAAATGAAAATAATAGTTATTGGCCGAGAAAAGAAGTTTCTCCCACACATAGCGAAGCCCACGCGAAAGCGTACGAAGCAATAAAGCTAATAGACGAGCCCTATAAAAAAATGTTAGATATCTGGGCAGAAGAAACTGGAAACAAAAAACTTGAATCAGTGACAAAAAACTACACCATTAGAAAATATAAAACTGGTGGAAATATGGGGGCTCACATTGACAAAAATGCAGAGAACCCCAAGAACACCATGGACTGGACGTCTCTTATCTATTTAAATGATGACTACAAAGGGGGGGAGTTAGTTTTTGACGACCTAAAGATAATGATAAAACCTTCTGCTGGAAGTATCGTGTTTTTCCCCTGCTTAACTACACACTCTGTAGAGACAGTTATCAGTGGAAACAAGTACTACATATTTTTATTTATGCACACGGATAAAAATATTGCAACGGCTCTAGGGGAGCCGTATGACTCATTGACAAGACTTATAGTTGGAGAAGTGCCTTAAATTTCGATTTGCATTGGAACAAATCAAGCCCTATAATTTCCTCTATACTTGTTACTCAACCAGTCCTGACAGATGCCAATAAAAGGATAAATCTGTCGGGATTTTCTCGTCTTTACTACTGAAAGGTATCCCAAAATGGTCACTGTGTACACACTTCCAGCTTGCGTTCAATGCGATAGCACGAAGAGGCTTTTGACCAGAAATGAGATTCCCTATAACGAGGTAGACCTGAGCCAAGATTCAGATGCAATGGCTATGGTCCGTGAACTTGGCTATAGTGCAGCCCCAATTGTTATGGCTGGCGACGACCACTGGAGTGGCTTCAGGCCAGACAAGCTTGCTACACTCACTCAGTAGTGTATGACATTGTTTATTTTTCTAACATCTCGAACAACACCCATCGGTTTGTCGAGAAGTTAGGTCTTCCTGCCCAGCGGATACCCGTCCGCTGGGACAGCGAACAGCCTTTTATGGCTACAGGGGAGTATGTTCTCTTCGTACCTACTTATGGTGGGGGCAACGATGAGCACACAATTCCCAGGCAGGTCAAGAAGTTCTTGAACATCAAGACCAATAGGGACTTACTTCGTGGTGTTGTTGGTTTCGGCAATACCAATTTTGGCGACCACTATTGTGGAGCGGCTGAGATGATTGCAGCAAAAACAGGTGTACCTTTGTTGTATCGTGTAGAGATTATGGGTACGCCATACGACGTAGAACAAGTTAAAGAGAGGCTTGAGCAACTGTGGACAATTACAGCTACCACGAACTAAACGCAATGCTAAACCTTTGGGGTGAAGGCAAGACAATTCAGTTCGATAAAGACAAAGAGGCAGCACGTCGCTACTTTTTGGACCACGTAAATCAGAACACGGTGTTTTTTCACAGTATCGAAGAGAAGCTCGAGTATTTAGTGGATGAGGAGTACTACGAGAAGGAAATTCTAGACCAGTACTCTCCTGAATTTATTAAAGCTCTCTTCAAGCATGCTTACGACTACAGGTTCCGTTTTCAGACATTTGTTGGTGCCTATAAGTTCTACACCTCTTATGCCCTCAAGACTTTCGACGGAAACCGCTACCTAGAGCGCTTCGAAGACCGCGTTGTGATGAACGCCCTTATGCTGGCCAAGGGAGACGAAGAGTTTGCCAAGAGTTTGGTAGACGAGATTATCTCTGGTCGTTTCCAGCCAGCTACCCCTACGTTCTTGAACGCAGGTAAGAAGCAGCGCGGTGAGTTTGTCTCCTGCTTCCTGCTCCGCATCGAAGACAACATGGAGTCAATCTCTCGCGGCATCAACTCCGCCCTGCAGCTTTCCAAGCGCGGTGGCGGTGTAGCCCTAAACCTCTCTAACTTGCGTGAGCTGGGCGCTCCTATTAAGAAGATTGAGAACCAGTCATCTGGCGTCATCCCCGTGATGAAGCTTCTAGAGGACGCTTTCTCTTATGCAAACCAGCTAGGAGCCCGTCAGGGTGCAGGTGCCGTTTACCTAAATGTCCACCACCCCGACATCATGAAGTTCTTGGACACCAAGCGCGAGAATGCGGATGAAAAGATTCGTATTAAGACACTATCTATTGGTGTCGTTATTCCTGACATCACTATGGAGCTGGCTAAAAACGGCGACGACATGTACCTGTTCTCCCCATACGACGTTGAGAAGGTCTACGGAAAGCCGTTTGGTGACATCTCTGTGACCGAGCACTACGAGGAGATGGTAGACAACCCTGCCATAAAAAAGACAAAGATTAAGGCACGTGAACTTCTACAGCGTATTGCAGAGCTGCAGTTTGAGTCTGGCTACCCATACATCGTCTATGAGGACACAGTAAACGCCGCTAACCCGATTGACGGACGTATTAATATGTCAAACCTCTGCTCCGAGATTCTGCAAGTGAACACCCCGACCACCTACAACGAAGACTTGAGCTACAAGAAGATTGGTAAGGACATCTCTTGCAACCTTGGCTCGCTCAATATTGCAAACATGATGAAGTCTCCTGACTTTGCTCAGTCTGTAAAGACCGCAATCAAGGCTTTGACTGCTGTGGCTGACCTGAGTTACATCAAGTCTGTTATGTCTATTGCTGAAGGTAATAAGAAGTCGCGTGCTATCGGTCTTGGCCAGATGAACTTGCACGGGTATTTTGGTGAAGCTCGCATGCACTACGGCGACGAGGAGTCCCTAGACTTCACCAACATTTACTTCATGACTATTCTCTACAACGCCCTAAAGGCGTCAGCAGAGATGGCTCAGGAAACTAAGAGCCCCTTCGATGGCTTTGAGAGGTCCCAGTATGCAGACGGCAGCTTTTTTGCTAAGTATATTGAGCAAAAGTGGGAGCCTCAGACCGAGAAGGTTAAGGAACTCTTTAAGTCTTCTAAGATTCGTATCCCCAAGAAGAAGGACTGGGAAGAGCTACGCGACTTCGTAATGGAGCACGGACTTTACAACCAGAACCTGCAGGCTGTGCCACCTACTGGCTCAATCAGTTACGTAAACAACTCCACTAGCTCTATCCACCCAATTGCTGCCCCTATCGAGGTCCGCAAGGAAGGAAAGCTTGGACGTGTTTACTACCCTGCCCCTGGTTTGACCAACGACAACATGGAGTACTTCCAAGACGCCTATGAGATTGGCCCAGAAAAGATTATTGATGTCTACGCTGCTGCTAGCCAGCACGTTGACCAAGGCTTGTCGCTGACATTGTTCTTTAAAGACGATGCCACGACACGTGATGTCAACCGCTCGCAGATTTATGCATGGCGTAAGGGCATCAAGACCATTTACTACATCCGTATCCGTCAAGCAGCTCTCGAAGGGACAGAGGCCGAGAACTGCGTAAGTTGCATGCTCTAAAGGAGAAAATTGATTACCCGTCCCGTTAACTGGAACAAGATTGAGGACTCTGTAGACCTCGACGTCTGGAACCGTCTAACCCAGAACTTCTGGCTGCCAGAAAAGATTGCTCTGTCTAACGACATCCAGTCTTGGAGCACGCTTACACCCGAAGAGCAGCAGCTCACGATGAGAGTCTTTACTGGTCTAACCATGTTGGACACCATTCAGGGCACTGTAGGAGCCATGAGCTTGATGCCTGACAGCCGAACTCAGCACGAGGAAGCAGTTATCACCAACATTGCTTTCATGGAGTCTGTGCACGCTAAGAGCTACTCTTCTGTATTCTCGACGCTGTGCTCTACGCAGGACATAGAGGAAGCCTTCCGCTGGTCAGAAAACAACCCCTACCTGCAGAAGAAGGCGGAGATTGTTTTGGGCTATTACAAGGGCGATGACCCGTTGAAGCGTAAGGTTGCCTCTACGCTGCTTGAGTCTTTCCTGTTCTACTCAGGGTTCTACCTGCCAATGTACTGGTCTTCAAGAGCCAAGCTAACCAACACGGCAGACCTAATCCGTCTAATCATTCGAGATGAAGCTGTTCACGGCTACTACATCGGCTACAAGTTCCAGCTGGCACTTGCTGAAGAAAGCAAGGAACGTCAGGAAGAGCTCAAGGAGTATGCTTACGACCTTCTCATGGAGCTCTACGAAAACGAGCTCAAGTACACTCACGACTTGTACGATGACATGGGCTTGGCTGAGGACGTTAAAAAGTTTTTGCACTACAACGCAAACAAGGCTCTGATGAACTTGGGCTACGAGGCACTATTTCCTAAAGAGATTTGCGACGTAAACCCAGCTATCTTGTCTGCACTATCGCCAAACTCGGACGAGAACCACGACTTCTTCTCTGGTTCTGGCTCAAGTTATGTGATGGGCAAGCACGAGGCAATCACCGACGACGACTGGGACTTCTAAGGAGGAATCATGGACGGCTGCAAGTGCGGCGGTAACTGCCCGTGTGGCGGTAACGACTAGGAATAACCCCCTCTCTCCGAGGGGGTTTTTCTTTAGTAAGATGTGTCTCATGCCAACTTATGAGTATGTGTGTAAAGACAACGGTCACGTATATCAAGAAACTCGTGGAATGTTTGAAGAACCGCGCCGTACGATTTGCGTGAAGCCAGACTGCGGTAGTAGACTGGTGCGTAAGTTCAGCCCGCCGCCCATCACCTTTAAAGGTGGAGGTTTTCACTCTACAAAAGGATAGAACTACATATGAGTTCAAGCAGAGCTATAAAAGGTCTCACTGTCCCAGAATTTCTTGACCGAGGCTCTGCTCCTCCTCCTTGTTCTCAAGTTGACCCTGAATTATTTTTTGCTCAGGAAGTCGAACTATCTAACGGAACAATTAGTGCAAAGTACATAAATTTGTCTGCAGCAAAGGAAATCTGTGACTCATGCCCGCTGAAGATAGAATGCTTAGAATATGCCCTTACTCGAGGGGAAATTGGTATCTGGGGAGGGACCACTGAAGAGCAGCGGAATAGTTTACGTAGACGCTATGGAATTGCCAAGAAGAAGCGTAATAGAACTCCAACAACATGGTAAGTGGTAAAATATAAGTGCCTAGGGAGAGAGGTGAGTTAATTAACCCACAAACCTAGGAGACAACCAATGGGAGTATTCGCTGAAGTATTCCGTAGGACCGCAGCACTTATCATTCTTCGCGTAAGCGGAACGTTTGCTGGTGGTTCCTTCGCTGGAGTAGAGCTCTGGCAAGCTGGCGCAATGGCAGCTTTTATCGGCGTCATGGATGTTGCTGAGAACCTATCTCGTGCTTACATGATTGACGGTAAGCTCGACATGCAAGAAATCAACTCCGCATTTGGCGGTCAGGCATATGCCGACGCCGACCCAAACGCTGAGCCAATGCTTGTAGAAGAAGAGGCCAAAGCCTAAGCAACAAATAAGACGCCCCTATTAGACAAACTGTCTGGTAGGGGCTATTATTTTACTATGCAAGATTTTGAAGCTTGGCTAAAGCATGGAGTTGAAATGGGCTGGTGTGGCCCAGCTATTTGTTATACCCACGACGGTATGCCCACTTCTGAACCTGAAGAGGTTGAGATGGAAGAGGGCAACGACATATGTATTCATATTATTCGTCTATACGAAGATGCAATCCATAAAAAGGCGATAGAGGCAAACCACTCTCCATCAACTTGGAGAGCCACTAACCAAGGAATAGAAATTTAATGGGAAAAAGCAAGGGTGGCCGCGGTGGCGGCGGAGACCGTAATGACAATAGAACTAACGGTAAGGCTCCGAAAAAGTACCCTAAAATTTTTGACAAGCAAAAGCGTCGTCTAGTAACAGACAAGTAGAGTTAGCCCTATGGGCAAAAAAATATTTGGTATAAATGAGACCACTCATGATGCAGCGATAGCTGTCATTGATGGCGGGGAGATTCTGTTTGCTGGCCACGCTGAGCGTTACAGCAAGGAAAAGAATGACTGGTTCACGAACGATGAGCTTATAGCAGACGCCCTTACGTATGGCGGGTCGCCAGACAGGGTGGCTTACTACGAGAAACGTTGGCTCAAGAGACAAAGAATTGCTAGACATGGCGGCTTTGGCAAGGGAAAGCCCTACTACAAAGAAACTATCCTGGGCAAGGTCCCGAGCAGAAGCTACAAGCATCACTACTCCCATGCGTGTGCTGGCTACTACACGTCCAATATGGTAGACGCCGCTATTGTCGTGCTAGACGCCATAGGCGAATACGAGACTTCTACAATCTGGGTAGGAGAAGGCAAGAAGATTAAACAGCTGTACAGCCAAAAGTACCCGATGAGCTTTGGCCTGTTCTACTCTGCCTTCACCAAGTTGGTTGGTCTAAAGCCAAACGAAGAAGAGTACATCATGATGGGCATGGCTGCATATGGGAATGCAGACCGCTACTACCAAAAAGTTCGTGATTACTTTCCTGTATTCTCCCACCAGAAGTACAACTTCCACTCAGGGATTCACGACTGGGAGGAGCTTGTAGAGGGCCAAGCTAGGTTTGATATTGCGGCCGCAGTGCAGAAAGTGTTTGAAGAGCGGCTCATCGAGTTTATGGGGATGGCAAAAGCTTTGACTGGTAAAGAAAATCTAGTCTTTATGGGGGGCTGTGCCCTAAACAGTAAAGCCAATACTCTGCTCTGGGACATGTTTAAGAACGTGTGGATTATGCCCAACCCTGGTGATGCTGGTTCCGCACTAGGGGCAGCAGCTGCAATGTATGGTGACCACTTGAACTGGAAGAGTCCCTACTTGGGACATGACTTGGGTGGGGAGTATCCAGTACAGAAAATACTAGACGCCCTTATGAAAGATAAAATTGCACCAGTGGCTAGTGGAAGGGCTGAGTACGGACCAAGAGCCCTAGGCAATCGAAGTATTTTGGCGGACCCTAGAGACCCTGACATTAAGGACAAAGTAAATTTAATCAAGAAGCGAGAGCTGTTTAGGCCGTTTGCTCCTGTTGTATTAGAAGATGAGGCTCACAAATGGTTTGATATGAGATACGCGTCTCCATATATGCAGTACACGCCGAGGGCATTGAGGCCAGAAATGATGCCAAGCGTTGTTCACGCTGACGGAACTTCTCGTGTTCAAACAGTCAATGTGGCTCAGCATGCTGGACTTTATGAACTGTTAATTAGATGGAGGGATTTGACAGGAGTCCCTGTACTATTAAATACGAGCTTGAACATTAAAGGTCAGCCCATCTTGAATGACGAGGCAGACGTTAAGGCTTGGGAGGAGACGTATGAGAGTTCTATACTACGAAATTAGAATTTTTTTGCATAAAGTTTGGAAAAAACTTAGAGGAAAAGACAAGAACGACGATAGATTTATCTACTAGCTAAGATTCTTTCTGCTTTTCTTCGTAGACAGAGTTGTCCTGACCTATCGAGAACACTACAGCCATTCTTGGGGTTGGCATCATAACTGAGTGGTTTACTCTTCTAGGAAGATAAATTACATCGCCCGGTTCCAGCATGTGAACGTCTGCTGGCTCTCTGTCCCGCCAGTCATCGTAAATTTGCCACATTGCTTGTCCTTGGCATTGCCAATAAAAAGTCTCTCTGTCATCAGAGTGGACTGGAATGGGCTCTTCACCACTCACATAGTTCACAATAGAATTTACAATCACTGGTCTCTGGCCTATAGCTTGCTCTACAGCGTCTTGAACTTGAAGAACTTCTGGAAACTCTTCGGGGTGAGGATGTCGCACCATCATGTAGAACAAGTGATGAAGAATGACTCCATTAATTACTCGCTCGTTTAGTGGCTCCATAGGGACTGCTCCGGGGGAGTTTGCATCTCTCGGTCCACAT